AACTTATGTGCTGTTGGTTTTGATGAAGCGGATACTGTTGCAAAACGAGATGCAGAGCAAGCAATGAACATGGCACTTGCTAGACTCAGATCAGGTAATGTTCAACAGTTTTACGCAACTACAACACCAGAGGGTCATTCATGGGCATTTGATACCTTTGAAAAAAATGCCAAAGAAGATACTCGGTTGATAAAAGCAAAGACAGCAGATAACCCATATCTCCCAGAGGGTTTTATTGATTCATTACTCGAAAACTACCCACCACAGCTAATACAAGCATACTTAAACGGAAACTTCTGCAATTTAACTTCCGGACAAGTATATGACAAATTCAATCGCAATACCCATGTTTTACAAAACGACCCTTATGTAGATGATAATGAACCTTTACGAATTGGAATTGACTTTAACATTGGCAACATGAATGCAGTGATTGGTGTGGCAGTAGGAAATAAATTTATGGTTATAGATGAAATCGCAAAAAGTCACGACACCGACAGCATTGCAAAGGAGATCAAAGGAAGATACCCTTTCAACAAAATTTATATCTATCCTGATGCGTCAGGTGGAAACAGAAGTACAAATGCTACAAAGACCGACATCCAAATACTAGAGAGTTATGGTTTTGTTAATCAATCTGCATTATCTAATCCCCCTGTAAGGGATAGGGTTAACTCTGTTCAAGGTTTATTGCTGAATGGCAAAGGTGAAACAAGATTAATGATTTCTAAAAAGGCTGTTAAGTTAATTGAATGTTTAGAATTGCAAAGTTATAACGAAAGAGGGGAACCAGACAAGGATGCAGGGTACGATCATATGAATGATGCCTTGGGTTACATAACTTGGAGGTTGTTCAATCCCTTACATATGGGGGCTGGTCGCAAAACTGGTATTAGGCTTTATTAAGATTATTGTCTAAACTATAAACAAACAATGGAGCAAAACTGTGTATTCTGGATATAGCCATTACAACAGACAGACAGCAGGTAGTAGGGGTACAGAAATAAATGACCCTAACAATACATGGTTTCAGCAAGAACCACATTGGATTCTTATTGAAGATTTGCTTGGTGGTACATATCAGATGAGGTCAAAGCATAGAAAATATCTAATGCAAGAACCAAGAGAATTAGATGAAAGCTATGACAACAGATTGGCTCGTTCTGTCTGTCCACCATATTTTCTTAGGTTAGAAAGAATGTTGGCTGGTATGCTAACTCGCAAACCAGTAAGATTAAACGAGACAGGAGATGCAATAAGAGAACAACTGTTTGATGTAGATTTACAAGGTAATGATCTCAATGTTTGGACATATGAGACAGCAAGAAAAATGATACGTTATGGCCATATTGGTGTTTTAGTAGATGCACCAGCAAGTGGTAATAATGGCAGACCATATTGGGTTACTTATACACCAAGAGATATTCTTGGCTGGCGAACAGAAATGATAGATGGCGAAATGCAGTTTACACAGTTAAGGCTACAAGAAAAAGTATCTGAGCCTGATGGTTTATACGGTGAAAAGATTGTTGAGCAAGTCCGTTTGCTTACACCAGGCAACTTTGAAATACACAGAAAGGCAAAGACAGGTAAATTTGTAAAAGTAGATGAAGGAACAATGCCAGTAGACAAAATACCTTTTTCTGTTGCTTATTCAAACAGAGTAAACCTTCTTGATTCAAGACCACCTATGTCCGATATAGCCGAACTAAATTTAAAAGCATATCAAATACAATCTGATCTTGATAACCAACTACATATTTCTGCTGTACCAATGCTTGCCTTTTATGGCTTTCCACAAAATGCTGAAGAGGTGTCGGCTGGTCCTGGTGAAGCTATTGCATTCCCAGCAGATGGTCGGGCTGAATATATTGAACCAGATGGTAAAAGTTATGATGCACAGTTTCGTAGACTTGATAGGTTAGAAAGTCAAATCAACGAACTTGGCCTTGCAGCAGTACTTGGTCAAAAGTTATCTGCAGAAACAGCAGAAGCAAAACGAATAGATAGATCGCAAGGCGATTCAACAATGATGGTTGTAGCTCAACAGATGCAAGACATGATTGATAACTGTTTAGTGTTTCATGGTCAATATATAAATGCTGAAGCTGGAAGTTGTTTTGTAAACAGAGACTTCCTATCACAAAGACTTGAGCCACAAGAAATACAAGCATTACTTACACTTTACACTTCTGGTTCGATTACACAGAAAACACTGCTTGACCAACTTACTGAAGGCGAGGTTCTTGGTGATGAGTTTGATGTTGAAGAGGAAATTGAAGCAACGCAAAGTGGTGGCATGGTTGAAATGCAACAACCTAAACAAGAAGCAGAACCAGATGAACCAGAACAAGATGCAGAGTAATTTATGTCAACACCTGAAACTTTTTACAGAGAGGCGATTGACTTAAACCGCTACAGCAACCAAGTTGCTAGACAGATTGTTACGAATTACAACAACGTAATTTTAGATTTAACAAATAAATTAGCGACCATTGATGAAGTAACAGCACCAGCAACTGTCGCAAGAATAAGGGCTATGTTGGTACAGATGAAAGAAAGTCTTGAAGGTTGGTCAAATACAAGTTCAGTTTATTTAGCAGATGAACTACAAGGTCTTGCTGTATTTCAAACAGAATTTGTAAAAGATCAACTTGAAAGAGTTTTGCCAAAAGGTGCTGTTGGTGTTAACACTGTAAAAATATCGCCAACCTTTGCTCAAAGTGTTGTTTTTACTGACCCCACAGAAGTAAATATATTAACACTTCCTACTGATTTGGAATCAACTGTACAGAGAACATTTGCACTTACCGCAGCAAAAGGCTCTGCTATTACATTGCCAAGTGGTCAAGTTGTTGCCAAAGCGTTTCGTGGTATATCTACAAAACAAGCAGAACTTATATCAAGTCAGATTCGTATTGGTATTACAGAAGGCGAATCAATACCAAAGATTGCGAAAAGGTTACGAGGTAGATTGCAGTTTGGTGCAAACCAAAATATGACAGCAAAAGCACAAAGACTTGCTGGTGGTGATGGTATGCGACTTGCAAATACACAAGTAATGACCGTCGTTCGTACATCTGTAAACCAAGTACAAAATGCTGTCAGTCAAGCAACTTATGCAGCTAACCAAGATGTAACGCAAAGATATGAATATGTTGCAACTCTTGATGCAAGAACAAGTAAAATCTGCGGTAGTTTAGATGGCAGAATTTTTAAATATAACGAAGGACCATTACCACCACAGCATTTTAACTGTAGATCAACTACTGTTCCAATAATAGACGATGACGATTTGCGCAGACGTTTTCCTGATACTAGGCCAAGTGCTACTGGTAGAGTGCCACAAGATACTAACTATGCCACATGGTTACGAGATAATCCGTCAATACAAGACAAGACACTTGGGAGCAAAAAGAAATTTTTTAATTATTTAATTGATAAAAAAAGAAAAAGTCCAAGAGAGGCTTTGCGATTAATTATTAAAGATGATGGAACAGAGCTAACATTGAAGAAGTTAGCTGAGAAATACCCAAATGCCACTTAAGAAAGGAAAACAACCAAAGACAATTACAGGTAATATAAGGCAACTTATACAAGAGGGTTACTCAAGAAGCCAAGCTGTTGCTATTGCTTTGTCAAAAGCTGGTAAGAAAAAAAGAAAAACAAGACGAAAAACAAAATAAAAGATATTATATAAATAGTTGCTTTCTAAAAATGCCCGGGCACTATGGCTCAATGAAGCCAAAAGGTAAAAAGAAAAAAATTAAAAAAGGTGGTAAAAAGTAATGGCAAAAACATTAGCAGAAAAATTATCTGAAGCTAAAAAAGCAACAGTAACAAAACCTAAGAAAGATGCGAAAGCTAAGAAGGGTTCCTAAAGACAAAAAAACTGGCATTGCAAAAAAATATTTGTCAGGTTCAAGAAACCCATCTGCCAAAGCTGCTGAGATTAAAAGAACAGCAAAGCTTTATAAATCAGGTGCTTTTATTGATATAAAGGCTGTACAAAAATCTAGGGTAAATCAAGATGTCACAAAAAAGCAGAAGAAAACCACTAAGCGCCGCAACAAAAAAAAGTCTTAAAAAAAAGGCTGAAGGAACAAAGTTTAAATATGGTGAACTTGCTAAAGTCTATAGAAAAGGGCAAGGTGCATATCTTTCTGGTGGTTCTCGTAATGTACCAATGGCTGCTTGGGCTATGGGTCGAGTTAATAGTTATATGAGAGGAGATAAAGCACGAACTGTTGATATGGCCATTTACAAGAGTTATAGAAAGTAATGGCTATTGAAAGAGGCGGACATACTTTTGCTGGTGTTGATAAACCAATCAGAACACCAAACCATAAAAGTGGCAAGAGCCATGCTGTTGTAATAAAACAAGGTGATGGCTTTAAATTAATACGCTTTGGTATGCAGGGTGCGAGAACAAAACCACCAAGAAAAGGCGAATCAGATGCTGATAAAGCAAAAAGAAAATCTTTTAAGGCAAGACACGCAAAAAATATTGCAAAAGGTAAGACAAGTGCTGCATATTGGGCAGATAAGGTCAAATGGTAGTATAAAGAGTATATTAATTATAAAGTTACGCTTTATTTATGGCCGAAGAAACAAAAGAGGTGGCTACGCCGCCAACACCAAACAACACAGAAGTTGAACAGTTAAAAGAATCAGTTAAAAAATTAGAGGCTAAAAATTACGAACTGATAGGTAAGCTTCAAAACCAAAAAAAAGAAAAAGAAGTGCCAGAGGATTATCAGTCTTTGTTAGCATTTAAACAAAAAGTAGAAAAAGAAAAGCTAGAAAGTGAAGGAAAATACACAGAAGCTACACAGGCACTTGAACAACAGTATAGAGATAAGTCTGCTGAAGATAAAAAAAGAATTGAAGAGTTAACCGCAAGAAACAGGGAGCTTGAACTAATTGCACCTGCAATGCAAGCTTTATCTGAAATAACCCACGACCCAGAGTTGGTATTAAATAACCTTATACCAAAAGACAAAATGCAAATTAAAGAAGGCATACCTGTTGTAGTAGATGGGTATGAACAGTTGCCAGTACAAGAATATGTAAAAAATAAATTAGAAAAAGAAAAACCTTATCTGTTGAAAAATAAACAACCAACTGGTGGCGGTGCACCTATATCAAGACCTTCTAGTGAAAACTTTTCAGAAGATATGTTAAAACCATTTTTAAAAGCATCAGAAGATATTACAGAACAAGGGCGTATTTTTAAGACATACGGAAAAGAAACTTGGCAAAAGTTGAGAGATATAGCGAAAACACGCTAGTATAGAGCAAAGGCAAAGCTACGCAGAGCCATATAGGGTTACGCCCACACCGTTAAAATTATTTTTCAGGACATGGCAGTTCTTAGAAGTGATATTATTATCCCTGAGATTTTTACGCCTTATGTTATTGAACAGACCACTCAGCGAGACTCATTTCTTGCAAGCGGTGTGGTCGCACCAATGGCAGAGCTAAATGCAACAGAGGGTGGTGATTTCGTTAATGTACCTTTTTTCTCCGCAAACTTAAGTGGTGATTTTGAGGTTCTTTCTGATTCTTCTTCATTAACTCCCGGCAAGATTTCCACTGACAAACAGATTGGAGTTATTTTGCACAGAGGTCGTGCATTTGAATCAAGAGATTTAGCTGCACTTGCAGCAGGTTCAGACCCAATGGCAGCAATCGGTCAAAAGATCGGTGCTTACATTGCAAACCAAAGACAAAAAGATTTACTTGCTTGTCTTGATGGTGTATTTGGTTCTGTTAACTCAACAGATTCAAACGCAGCATTTTTTGGTTTAACAATAGATGGTGGTTCATCTGATACACCAACTGGTTTATCCCCAAGACACGTTGCGAAAGCAAGGTCAATTCTTGGTGACCAAGGCGACAAGCTAACTGCAGTTTGTATGCACAGCAAAGTTTACTATGATCTTGTTGAGAGAAAAATGGTTGACTATGTTCTTGCAGCAGATGGCAATGGCGGTTCTGCAACAGCATCTGGTGGTACTATTGCCCCTGCTTATGCTGGCGGAAACGATACTGTTCCAACATACTGTGGATTAAGAGTTATTGTTTCTGATG